TATAACCTTTATAAAAAAGGAGGTAAACCAACTGGTTTTGGTGAATATATGAATACTAAATATAGTCTTACTGATATAGATCTTGTAAAAGAGATAGATAACAACATGGCTATGTTGAGAATACTAAAGGATTATGTCATGGATAAAGAATAGTAAAAGATTTGGTATAGTTAAATACCAAGTCATGACAGATCCAGCTGTATCAGTATCAGCTAAGGCATTATATGCCGTTTTATGTTGTTATGCAAATAAAGAGAGAGAATGTTGGCCATCTATTAGTAGATTAGCTGATGAACTTGACTCAGGTCAATCTAGTGTAAATAGATGGATAAAAGAGCTAAAACAACATAAATATATTAAAAGAGTAGGCAGAAAGTTAACAATAAAATAAGACGTTAGCTATATGTATGCTTTTTATTTTCAGAATTAATTAAAATACATTTAATTAGACTGACTGAATGCAAGTTATATTATTATCTTTACCTCAATAAAATAAAGATGATATTACAGCTTCCAAACGGCAGAATTATTGAGTGTTCATTAGAACAATACCTTTCATTGACAGATGAAGAGTATCAGGATCTTAATGGTTTGAGTTCTGTATATACTAAGGAAGTGGGTGACCCGTTTTATAATAGGTTTGCTAGACACACTAAAGCACCAGTTCAAGAAGATGCAATAGAGCATATTGAAGAACATGAACCAGCTTTAGATGAACTAACAGCTTATGAAAAACTAGATGACCCATATTTTCATTCAGATGATTGCTAAATCATCAATCAATTATTTTATTAATCCATAAACAATTTAAAAATGCAAAATCAAGTAAACATCATTGCTGATGACATGGGAAATGTTATCCGCCAGTCAAACACTAATTCAGAATTTGGCTATGTAAGGCTACAACAGAAAAGAGTAACCTTTGGTACTAACAGTAGCTTTGTTAAAAGTTCTAACCTATCTACGTTAATACATGGTAAGTTAGAAGACTTACAAGAAATGAATTGGAAAGCTGATCAAAAATTAGCTGGTAAAATCCAAGTTAGAGAACAATTAGAGCCATTTAGTTCTAATGATCCTGACAGAGACTATAAATATGCAGGTGATACAGGTATCATATGCTGTGTAGATGGTCAACCAATTTATAGAAAGACGTTCTTTACACCAGATGTAAATGCTGGAGATGTATTATTGACGCACACTAATGGTGCTGATATAAGAGAAGCTAATGGTTCTACTAGTATATTAAATGCTAATAGTGCTAAGCCTACATCAGCTCAAGCTTTTGGAATTAACGTTGATGAGAAAGAAGAAGTTAGTAATGAAGTAGTAGAAGAAGAAACAGAAGAAGTTCTAGAAGAGGCAGAGACCTTTGAACTTTAATAAAGATTTCTAAAGAATGCATAAAGGTTAACCCATCAGAGGGTTATTAAATGTGAATCTATTTGTGATCACAGCCTTTGTTCATTTTTATACTACTAAAACATTAACTAATTTCTTAAATAAACACACTATGCTATCTCATGAACAAATTTCAAAACTAAAATTAAATGAACAACAATTAATCTTAAGCAAACGCATTGAGCGTTATCAATACTTGGGTATACTGGAAGAATATCAGTTACACCCACCATCACTAATTAACTCCTTTGAATATAGTAAGTTAAATCCATACCAACACTTTTTGTTTAAACGTGTATTACATGGTCTTAATGTATATAAACCTGAAGAAGTTAAAAAGTTACATTGGGACAAAAGAAGACGCATTTCTAAAGTTTGGAAGCGTGGGCAAAGAGAAATCAATGCTTGGAAACAAACACTTTGTAATAAGAAAATAAATTCTTATCTTAGGGAAACGTTTAAACACTCTCCATTAGCACAGTATATAGCAAGTATACCAGCTGAAGAGACATTAGATGACTATCATAATACTATGACTTTTAAAGACTTAGGTATAAATTATGAAGATGTGATTCTAAAATTTATGTCTCTAGGTTTGTTACCTAATAATTTCTTTACAATTAAACCAAATGAGTATCAAAAAAGTCTCAAGTAAAATGTCAAAATTAAATGCTGCTTATAGCAAATTGCGTAAGCAGTATTTAACAGACAAACCAATCTGTCATGCTAAAATACATAACTGTAGTTTACATGCCACAGATGTACATCACAAACATGGCCGTGGAGTGTATCATTTAGATACTACTACATGGTTATCTGTTTGTAGAAACTGTCATATGTGGATAGAAGAACATCCAGCTGAATCTTATGAATTAGGATTCTCAGGCTCAAGATCATAGTAATATGGTCTCATAGCTCAACTGGATAGAGCAACAGCCTTCTAAGCTGTAGGTTCTAGGTTCAAATCCTAGTGAGATCACAAAAAATAATTTATGAATAATAGAGAAACTGTACAGGCAGATGCATTAGCAATTGCTACAAATAATAAAAGATGTGGATTAGGTATATCTATGGGTGTTGGTAAAACAAGAATTGCTATAAAGCACCTTATGATTAACTTTAATCCTTTAATAGAAGCCTTGGTAGTGATACCAAAACACTCAGTAGCCCAGTCATGGATTGATGAGTTAGGTAAGATGAATTTAGAAAAGTTAACAAAACATATAACATTTACTACATATCTATCATTAAAGAAACATAATCCAAATGATTATGATATAGTATACTTAGATGAATGTCACTCACTTAAATATTCACATGAGTTATTTTTAGGACCTTACGTTGGTAAAATCTTAGGATTAACAGGTACACCACCAAAGAATAAAACAACTGAGAAAGGTATGTTAGTACAAAAGTACTGTCCTATTAAATATGAATTTAGTGTTGATGAAGCAACTGACTCAAATATATTAAATGATTATCAAATAGTAATACATGAATTAGAGCTATCAAAAGTACCTGCTTTAAAAAAGAAAAATAAAGCCGGTGGCCATTGGTGGACAACAGAAGAAAAAGATTATAACTATGTCACGTCTAGATTAGCAGAAGCACAATCACAACAGCAAATACAATTTGCAAGAATTATGAGAATGCGTGCTTTGATGGACTATACAAGTAAAGAGAGCTATGTAAAGAGTATACTAAAGAATATAAATACACAGTGTATTGTATTTGCAAATACTCAAAAACAAGCAGACAGAATATGTAAGCATAGTTATCATTCTGGAAATCCAAAATCAGAGGATAACCTTGAGTTGTTCTCTGATGGTAGGATTAATCATTTATCCTGTGTGTTACAGTTATCAGAGGGTGTTACAATACCTAATTTAAAACAAGGTATTATTATGCATGCATATGGTAATGAAAAGAAAACTGCTCAAAGAATAGGTAGATTACTTAGACTTAATCCATCTGAGACAGCAGTATGTCACATACTATGTTATAAAGGAACCCAAGATGTAAAGTGGGTAGAAGCTGCTATTAGTAGTTTTGATAAAAATAAAATAAAACGTTATAATCCACTTAAAAGATAAAATTATGGGAAAAATGAAAGAAATATTTATGGAACAAATGGAAAAAGAATACCATGGAAGCCATGAAGCAATGATAGCTGATATGGCTAGACAAACATGTGAAGAATTCATAAAAGATGAGGCAAACATGTGTCCTAATTGTTATAATGCATCATTAGAACGTAATGAAACAGAAGCAAGGTGTGTACATTGTGGACAAGAATTTATATTTGTTGGTGAAGCACTTAGATACAAATGACTTTTGACTACAAGCATAATGATATAACAATAGAGTTTCATTATGATTATGAACCAGGAGAACCAGAAGTACATACGTACTCTAATGGTGATCCAGGTCATCCTGGCTCAGGACCTGTTGTGTCAATACACAAAGCTATGCTAGTGCTAGCAGACATACATGATCATAAAGTTACTGTGGATATAAGCCCATTATTAACTGAAATGTATGATTTAGACCTAGATAGAGTAGAAGAAGATATAATAGAAGAACATTTAAATAATAGTTATGAATAAAAAAGTAAGACAATACAGAAGTAATCAAGGACGCAGTCCTGAAAAAATGGAAAAAATATATAAAGGTTGCTTTGCACTGATATGTGCAGGCTTTGTATTATTTATAGTTACTTTAGCTTGTAAGATTATATTATGAAAGATCAGCTATTTGTACAAGCCACAATAAAGGAAGGTAAATTACACTTCCCTATAAAAGCCTTTGAAACTAAGTATAATAAGTTTCTTAAAGATATGCCGGAGGGTGCACGTATAGAATTATTTATAGGTGTACAAGATGGTAAAGGTAGCAACCCACAATTAGCAAGGGTACATGCAATGATAAGAGAGATAGCAAATGAAATAGGCTATACATTTGAAGAAGCAAAACTACAAGTTAAGCGTAAAGCTGGCCTATGTTTTGTTAAAAATGGTGTAGAGCACTGTAAATCTTTTGGTAAATGTGATAAAGAAGAACTCAATTTAGCTATACAAGCTTGTATTGAGATAGGAGATTTTAGTGGTATGCAACTTAGATAGTTATCTTACTATCTTTAATTGATCAGCTATATCTTCTACTTTCTTTTGTAGATCAGGGTCTATTTTACCTGAAGCAACTTGTTGAGCTAAATTTTGAATTTCAGCATCATCATACTCTACTTCAACTTCTTTAGCTAGACCTTGTTGTTGAGCTTCATATTTCATTAGCTGAACCAAAGAAAATAATACATAGAGATCAGACTGCCATTCATCAAACCTGATGCCTGGATCACCATCTCTTTCTATATTATGAACTACTAGTTTGTTAAATTCATTTATAGTTTCTGGTAATCTTAACTGATCTTCTTCAGATGACCTTAAAATAAATTTACTAGTAATACGCTGCAGTGCATCAATATAAGATGTATGAACTTTTAGGTTTTCAATCAATTTAGTTTGATCATATTGCCAGACAGTTCTTTTATCATCAGATCTGCTTTGTATATTTTTTTCTTCAGCCATAATAAATTATTTAATAACACAAAGATATGGAAAATATTGAAATAAACATAATAAAACTCAGGGAAACACTGAATGCTAACCTGATAGAGAGTGATTGGCATAATATGTTATCACCATATATAAACGGTCTTAACTTTGATATAATTGTTGACAATCTTGTAAAAGATGTGAATGAGGGTAGAAGATTTACACCAAGATTTAAAGACATTTTTAATGCGTTCTATGAATGTCCTTATGGGGATACTAAAGTTGTAATAGTTGGTCAAGACCCTTATCCTCAATTAGGAGTTGCTGACGGAATAGCATTTAGTTGTAGTAGAAAAGGTAAAGCAGAAAAATCCCTGCAGTATATTAATAAAGCATTAGGAACTGATCATGTAGATCTTAGATGCTGGTCTAATCAAGGCGTACTTATGATTAATACAGCATTTACTTGTGAGATAAACAAAATAGGCTCACACTATGGTAGATGGAAAAGCTTTACTGAATACTTATTTGAAAATATAAATAGACATAAGTCTAAAACTATATTTATACTGATGGGTAAGAAAGCAGAAGAATGGCAAACTTTATTGCCAGACTGTATAATCCTTAAATGTCCACACCCAGCATCAGCTGCTTATAGAGGTGGTGAATGGGATTGTAAAGACGTATTTAATAAAACTAATGAAGAACTAACTAAACAAGGTAAAAGTTGTATAGATTGGTAAAATTTGTTATATTTGTAAACACTAAAGATTAATAATAAATGACTGATAATCAGGAAGTTACACAAGCAAGTCAGGATAAAAAGATACAAAAGTTCAAGAAGAAGTTTTTTAAGGAATATGGGGTTCATCTCTATATATACTCCTCTGGAGAACCAGATTATAGAATAGATCTGAAAACCTTAGAAGAATGTACTCTAGTAGCTTTAAAAAAAAGTTATCCTCAGTATAATTACATGGAGCATTTAAGATATAGAAATAGAGAAAAAGCATACATAATTCATTGTCATGTGATGTCATACTTAGCACACAATGAAGGGTATACTAAATCTTCAATAGCTAAATTCTTATTAAAAAATCATGCTACTGTAATTAATTCATGTAAACAAATTGATAATGCTATGTTTACAAAAGATAAATTAATATTAACTGCACTAAATAACATTTTAAAAGAAATAGAAACTTATGTGGGAACTGTTCCAAAAAATTTTGAAAGCCAACTTAACCCCAAACCAAGCGTTGATCCTATTTGGGATAAAGCAAGGAATTTCATTAAAGCAAACAACCAATAAAGAAAAGTATGAGTTGGTACTAAATGGTTATCTAGAAAAAAAAGATGACCAATATATAATGACACAAGAAGCTAAGCTTATTTGTATCAAGCTTGATAACTATTTTGTTAAAGCTAAAAAGAAAACAGATATACAACTGATGGGTAAAAACTTTGTAGATAAGATAAATAACTATAGAGAAATATTTCCTGCTAAAAAATTACCAAGTGGTAAACCTGCAAGAAACAATGTTAAAGCACTAGGAGAAGCATTTAGATGGTTCTTTGAAACTTATGACTATACCTGGGATGATGTAATAAAAGCTACTAAGATGTATGTTAATGAGTATAGAGATGCTCAGTATATGTATATGCAAACCAGCCAATATTTTATCTGCAAACAAGATAAGCATAGAGTAAAGCACTCTACATTAGCAGACTACTGTGATATGATACTAGAAGGTGTCAGTACAGAGGATGATCACTTTAAAGAAAACGTAGTATGAAGAAAACATCAGAAGCATGGGTTGGGCAATATGCAGCTTTCAATGAAGCTCTTAAATATATGTTTAAGAGATCAACTGGAGAAGAGAAGTCTATATATACACCTTGGCCTAAATTTAATGATGCTGCTACTGATGGTATAGAGTGGAATACACTAACTGTAATTGGTGGTAGACCTGGTTCAGGTAAAACATTGATTAAAGATCAAATTATTAGAGAGTCTTTTGCTCTTAATCCTAATGATAAATTTAGAGTATTAGAATTTCAATTTGAGATGGTTGGTAGAACCTCAGCTATTAGAGAGTTTAGTTCTATTACTGGTAAAACTTATAAAGAACTGTGTAGTGCAGGATCTATACTAAGTAATGATACACTAAACACATGTCATTTATATGCTAAAGAAAGAGTAAAGCATCCGGTTGATATAATTAGTACACCTATGACTGTTAACCAAATGCGTGAACAAATAGATGCCTATATGAATTTACATAAAGGAGTAAATACAATGATAACTCTTGACCATACTATGTTAGTTAAGAGGGCACCATATCAAAATAGCACATTAGACATGTTATTTGAGTTAGGTGAGTTCTTTACACAGTGTAAGAGAGATTATCCTTGTTTGTTTATTGCTTTGTCACAACTTAATAGGAATATAGATAACCCGGATAGGGCTATAGATGGTAAATATGGTAACTATATACTTGAGTCAGATATATTTGGCTCAGATGCAATGCTACAACATGCAGATATGTTAATAGGTATCAACAGGCCAGCTAAACAAAAGATTAGGTTTTATGGACCTGATAGATATATAATAGAAAATGATAGAACATTAGTACTACACTTCTTAAAAGCAAGAAATGGTGATGCACGTATGTCATTCTTTAAAGCAAAGTTTGAACAAATGCAGATAGAAGAAATGGCTACACCTGGCCAGCAACCAAGAAGATGATAAACACAAAAAAAATAAATATTGAAATTATGGGATTAACACCTGCAGAACGCAAAAGTAAAGTTAAAAAATTAAGAGAAGAGCATGAAGATTACTTTCAGAAAGAAGGTAACTTAAGTGCACTATACATTCCTAAGATGGCATATAGACCAACTGGTAAGGATGAGTTACATGTTAGTTTCTTTCCAAGTGAAATGGAAAAAGAAAAAGATATATATACAGAGTTTGTAAGTATTGATTATGAAAGTGAAGATCCTAAGAGAACTTTATACTTACATAAATACAATCCACATTGGAAAGCAGAGTATGAATTAATCACAAGCAACTCTGGATTTCAAAGACATTTAATTCCAGTAGGTGAATTAAAAGTTGTAAGTGATGTAACTAATAGGTTGGGTGGTATGAAAGTATCAGACCCAGTAAAGGTCCAAACTATATTTGATTTACCTAATCCTGATGACAAGGTTGAGAACCCTGTTGCAGAAGCTTTAAAAGAGTTAAATGAAACACTCAAAACAATTAGAAATATTATGCAAAAATTAAGTAACTAACTATGGCACAAAGTATATTAGTAATAGCAGATTCAGGTACAGGAAAGTCTACCTCAATCAGAACATTAGACCCTAAAGAGACTTTCATTATAAATATTGCAAATAAACCTTTACCTTTTAAAGGCTATAAGAGTAAGTATACTCAGATTAGTAAAGAAAACCCAAAAGGTAATTTAACATCAGCAGCATCAGCTCCTGGTATTATTAAGGCAATGAAGCATGTTAATGATAAAATGACAGACATCAAAACTATTGTTGTAGATGACTGGCAGTATATGAGTTCTTTTGAATACTTTGATAGAGCTAATGAGAAAGGTTATGATAAGTTTACTCAGATTGCAGCAAACTTAGCAATGGTTGCTAAGCTACCTAAAGATTTGAGAGATGATCTAACTGTTATCTTTTTAACTCACTCAGAAGATTCAACTGATATAAATGGAAATAGGAAAATAAAAGCAAAGACTATTGGTAAAATGATTGACAATACTCTTACTTTAGAAGGCCTGTTCTCTATAGTCTTATTTGGTAAAGTAAATAAAAATGATGATGGTGAACTCACTTATGGTTTTGAAACACAAAACTCAGGAGAGAACACATGTAAATCACCTATGGGTATGTTTGAGGATAAGTTTATCCCTAATGACCTAAAATTTGTAAAAGATTGTATTGAAGAATATAATCAATAATTAATAATTAATAAAAAAAAGTAAATTATGTTAAGTACTAAAGACATGTCTGCCGGATCAGGTGGAACTAAACCAGTAATTGGAACAGGTAATCACAAAGTGAAAATCAACTCAATTACATTTGATCAAACACCATATGATGCAGATGCATATAATATTACCCTGCATATAGAAGGTGAACCTGTAACAGGAGAGTTTAATGGTTTCTTAAAAGATATGAATAATCCTAATGGTCCACGTTATGAAGGTCAAGTAGGTAGAGTGAGATTCTCTCCATATCCATTTAAAGATGCTACATTAAATAATGGTAATGAGATCAGCCGTGATACTGAGGTATTGAAAGCAATGGTCTTCTTATCAGAAGTAGTAGGTAAAAGAACTGAGCTAGATGCTATTGAAGCAAATACAATTGAAGACTTTATGGTAAAAGCTGCAACTGTATGTTCAGAAACAGGTTGGATTAATGCATGCTTAGGTGCACGTGAGTGGGAAAACAAAGAAGGTTATGTAAATAATGATTTGTTCTTACCTAAGAGAAGCAGAAACGGAGTGCCATTGGAAGCTTTGGATACTGAAGGTTCTAGCTTGTTAACATTTGACAAAAATGATACTAACCACTTTAGACCTATGGTCCAAAAAGCTCCTACTGTAGCTACTAGCTTTGAGCCAGCAGTAACTAGTGGAGATGACTTTGATTTATAGTTAGTAATTTGAAAAGAGTGGGCTCAGTATAATGCTGGGCCCATTTCTTTTTATTATTTTTGGAATATGTTTAATACTAAAAACTTTGTACTAGAAGGATCTGATATACCAAGTACGTGGGTTTTCCAATACTATCTAAACTTACCTGAAAAATTAACAGGACAAGACTTAAAGATTGTATCTATCTTTAATACCAATGAGAGAACACCAAGCTTTTGCATATATGTTGATAAAACTATTATGCAATATAAGTTTAAAGATTTCTCTACTGGTAAAAGCGGCAATAAGATTGACTTAGTTAAATCAATATTTAACTTTGACTTTCCTACAGCAATGCAGAGGATGGTTAGAGATTACAATGCTTACGTGAGATCATCAGAATATATTGAACAAAAATTTGAACCTCAATCCAAATGGGAAGTAGACCTTATTAAAGATAGGGCCTGGACCGTGGAGGATAAAGATTATTGGTTATCTTTTAGAATTGGTAAAACATTACTAAGTAATTATAATGTAAAGCCTATTGAATACTATAACTTAATAAAAGAACAAGAGGGAGAAATTAAAAAATTGAGAATTGCTAGCAAACATATGTACGGATACTTTGATAAGTATGGTGAAGTATATAAAATCTATCAACCTCATAGTAAGAAGCACAAGTTTCATAAAGTTAAACCTTATTTACAAGGGTTTGACCAGCTGAAATTTGATCAACCATACTTAGTAATATGTTCATCTCTTAAAGATGCTATGTGTTTAAAAGGTATGGGTTATAATTTAGAAGTATTAGCACCAGACAGTGAGAATACTATGATTAAACCTCATATAATTGAGCATCTTAAGAAAAAGTATAAAAAAATAATAACTCTTTTTGATAATGATGATGCAGGCAAAGCAGCTATTAAAAAATATAGTGAGCTTTATAAACTAGATGGTATGGTATGTCCTACAGCTAAAGATATATCTGATGCTATGAAAAATTCTGGTTTTAAATTAGTGCATTTGATGATTCAACCTATATTAAAAAAGATTTTAAATAAATAAATTATGGATTATTTTGAATTAGAATGTGCAGTTGAAAGCTGGGCAGAAGAAAAAGGTATCCTTGATAAAATTCAAGGACCAGATAAAGTAGCTTCACCAATGGCTCAAGCACTGAAGACACTAGAAGAAACAACTGAGCTTATACAAGCTATCAATAGTAATGACCATGCAGAGACCATTGATGCTATAGGTGATATAATGGTCACCTTGATTATTCAGGCTAAGATGCAAAATGTATCTTTAGAATACTGTCTTGAATCAGCTTATAATGTAATCTCAAAACGTACAGGTAAAATGATTAATGGTCAATTTGTAAAAGATAAATAATATGAGAAAAATAAGATGGTGGATACCAGGTAACGTTCCTAGCAGTAAAAATGGTAGGCGTTGGACAGGTAAATACTTTATTGCTAGCAAAGCTGTAATGAATTATAGAAAAGCTACTAAGGATATATATTTAAAATATACTAAGGATTTTAAGCAAGAACTAGAAAAGGTAGAATTACCAGTAAAAATATCTTTTGAATTTATCAGAGGAAGCCGCCATAAGTTTGACTATATAAATCCTGCACAGACAGTGCAAGATGATATGGTTAAGTATGGGTGGATTGAAGATGACAATGCAGAGTTTATAATTCCTGCATTTGAACAATATACTTATGATAAAGAAAATCCAGGTGTGTGGATAGAATTAATAATTAATGAAAAAAAAGAAGATAATATCAATTGATGAATTCTTTAGAATGAAAGAAATGTTTTCTGGATCATTAGAAGACAAAGAACTTGCATTTGAAATATACAACAATCAGTATACAGATAGAAAGATACTTGATCTATTGATGCTAAAAGCATTAATGTTCAGTGACAGAAAAGCTTTTGCTGCTACTATAAAAGTAGATTTTACCGTAGGTAATGGTAAAAAATTATATACATTTTTATCATTGGAACAAGCTGATGATATTTATAAACAAATTTTAGATAAATTAATGGATGATTAATATACAAGATCAGGTTGCAAGAACAACCAAAAGTTTAATATTTACTGAGCCCTTTTACGGGCTCTTTTTAATTGGTATCAATAAAAAGTATAGTGAGAACATTCCCACTGCAGGTGTAAGTAAACACAATATTGGTATACAATTGACTATAAACCCAGAGTTCTATAATGATCTCAGTGAAGACCATAGATTTGGTTTGATAAAACATGAGCTATTACATATAGCTTTTGGACATCTTATTTTAAGGGACCTATATACAGATCATAAGTTATTTAATATAGCTGCAGATTTGGAAATAAACCAGTACATACTGGAAAGCAAACTACCTACGGGTGGGCTGTTATTAAATAGTTTTCCTGAATTAAATCTTCCTACAAAAGCAGGTACCAAAAAGTATTATGAGCTTTTGGAACAGGCAAAAGAGGATGGAACATCTCCTTCATTAGATAATCTTATGAATCAAATGGATGGTACCAGTCAGTACTGTCATGGCACGTGGAATGATTTTGATGAACTGCCTGAAGCAGATAAAAAACTAATGCAAAAACAAATTGAGCATCAGTTAAAAGATTCTGCTGAACAAACAATCAAGAAAATGGGAACTATTCCGGGTGAATTAGCAGACCTTATACATAGACTTACTCATATTGAGCCAGCTAAATTTGATTGGAAAGGTTATTTAAAAAGGTTTGTTGGTAATTCAAGTATAGTATATACTAAGAAGCTCAGACGTAAGTATAACAAACGGTATGCTGCTAATCCAGGCCTTAAAATTAAGTTTAAGAATCATATTCTTGTTGGTGTTGACACAAGTGGGTCTGTAAATAATGATGAATTAAAAGAATTCTTTAATGAGTTAGCACATATGTGCAAAACTGGTCATAAAATTACAGTAGCACAATGTGATACAAAACTTAATAGTGTGAAAGAGTTCAATCCTAAGCATGATTGGGAAATACATGGTAGAGGTGGGACTTCATTCCAACCTGTAATAGACCATTACAATGAAAAGAAAGGAGCTTATACAGCTCTAATATATTTAACAGATGGTGAAGCATATTCTCCTGATGACTGTCCTAAGAACACATTATGGGTTCACAGCAGTGTATCAGAAATAAATGATGAATTACCAGGACAAAAAATCAAATTAAATTAATAAAACAATGGCACAAGTAAATTTAAACGTTACAGAACTAAAAGGATTTGTAAATCACATAATAAAAAATAATAGATTCCTACAAACAGAGGGTAAAAGTCCTGTATCAGTAGAAGTTGTAGGAGAATCAGGTATAGGTAAGACATCTACCATAGTAGAGCTTGCTCAGGATAATAATTTAAAGTTTGTTAAGCTAAACTTAGCACAGATAGAAGAGTTAGGTGACCTTGTTGGTTTCCCTGTACGTCAATTTCAAATGTACAAAGAGAAGACAGTACCGGCTAAAAAATTAGATGATCTAAGTATGGTTACTGCTGCACAAAGAGCTGCAGGTAATAGTTTAGCTAATTTAAATACAACAACTACTAAGAAAATTGGTATGTGGGTTGATGAACTAGCTGTACAAGAGTACCTAAAGAATGGATATAAAATGTCAGGTAAAAATAGAATGTCTTATTGTGCTCCTGAATGGATTGCTGATGCAAAAGAAGGTGGTATATTATTACTAGATGACTGGAACCGTGCTGATACAAGATTTATTCAGGCAGTTATGGAACTGATAGACCGTCAGACTTATATTTCATGGACATTACCAAAAGACTGGCACATAATTTTAACAGCAAACCCTGATAATGGAGATTATATGGTTAACAGTGTAGATAGTGCACAGAAGACTAGATATGTAACCGCTAACCTTAAGTTTGATGTTAATGTATGGGCACAATGGGCAGAGGGTGCAGGAATTGATACTAGATGTATTAACTTCCTATTACTTCACCCAGAGTTAGTAACTCAAGAAACAAATGCAAGATCAATTACAACGTTCTTTAATGCTATATCTAGCTTTGAAAAGTTTGAAGATAGTTTATCATTAATTCAAATGATTGGTGAAGGTAGTGTAGGAGATGAATTTGCTTCTATGTTTACTACATTTATTAATAATAAACTTGATAAACTAGTAACACCTAAAGATTTATTGACTCATGATAATGAATCTTATATTCTTGGTGAACTAAGATCTTGTATTGGACAAGATGATACATACCGTGCAGATATTGCTGCAACCTTAGCAACTAGACTTGGTAATTATTCTGTAGTATATTCTAAAGAAAATACTATAGGGCAAAAGCAAACTGATAGATTAATCTCTCTCTGTACAAAAGATTATTTTACTAATGATCTTAAGTATTTAATTGTGAGAACAATCTTTAACGGAAATAAAAAGAAGTTTAATAAGATGATGATGAATCCAGACATTATCAAAATGACAATGAAATAAAATGGCAAATAAATCAGTATATCAAAACCTTGATCTTGCTGCTTTATCTTACTTTGATTTAGAGAGTGATACCATAAACGGTATCCTCTCTTCTTCAAATGAGATAAATGAAGTGTTATGCACTGAAGATCAAACAACATATGAAAAAATACACAGTATATTAACGGTCCCTACAGAAGATGACCAAACTTTTAGAACTAAAAAGAAAGCTTTTATATTACCTAAGTGTAGTGTATCACAAGATAGATTAAAAGCAGCTCTTAAAGAGCACGGTATTACTGTAACTAATGATTATGAATTAGCAGACTTAATTATAGGTCATGATGAAATAGCACCATATGAGAAGTTAAGTAATGGAGATAACATACCCAGTACTCTTATGATGGCAAAGTTATGGAATTATGAAACTACTAAAGGTAGAAGCACAGCTTGTCATCCTATGGAAATATCAATTTATAACTCAGGTATTCCAACTCTAATAACTGGTAAGTTGACTGACAAAGTAAGATACTATGATTTAGATATAGAAAGTAGTGTATATGATGTGTGGATGATTACAGGTATGGCTTTAAACTTAGCACATCTTATAGATACAACAGACTTAAGTGTAGTTGATCCTGAGACAGTGTTACATAGCTCAGCTAGTAAAATGGTTCTTGATGAACAATTGCTAGCAGATCTTAAAACTCAACTTAATTCTTATAGTGATGATAAAGCTATTGCTCTTAAGATTGTCCCTACTATTGACTATAAAAGAAACTATCATTTATTATGGCAGTTTGCACAAGACTGTAATAGTATAACCTATGCAGATAATAGAGATAAAGATCTTCAGTATTGGTTAGAAGCTTCTGGATTTAAAAAGTTTGAAAGAAAAAGTGCTCAAGATATGATACTATGGTTAGAAGTAAATGATAAGTTATGTAAAACAACTTTTAGATATTTAGAACCTATAGTAAGAAGAGAAATAAGCATACATAATAGAGATCTTTATACATTTCAAGTAGCTGTAAAGAAAGAATATCAACAATATTTAAAAAAACAAGATGATTAGAAAATTCAATTTAAGTATACAAGTAGATGAAAAAACTACTGTAACTAATAACAATAGCATAGTAAATAATAATAAAGTAACCACAAAACTATTGAGTAATGCATTTACTCTAGTAGAAGAAGGTGTATATGTTGGTCAAACTAACAGTTGGCAAATAGAGAAAGAGTTAATAAAAGAAATCTTACCTCCGTCACCAGAAGTAATAGATGTACAAGATAAAAAGCTGTACAGATGGCCACATTTAGATTTACCTAGACAAAAAGTTGATCTATTAAAAGAAAAGTTTAATTGTAAAATAACTAGATCTATAGATAAAGCTGACATAGAGGTAATATCTATTAATACAATGAGAAAGTTAATGGAAACTAATTGGTACCCCTCATATAATTACAGTGGTATGTATGATCTATTAAGCTTTCTTAAAAAGTCTGACTCTCTAACAGCAGATTCTTTATTAAAGTGTAAGGAACTGTTAGAAGGAATACCTAAAGACTCAAGAATACATATTAGTAAATCTTACTTTCATGGGAACTCAGTACATTTACTTGATGCTAATAGAATTATAGGTAATTATATAGAAGCTGAAAGGGATAAACTGAGAGATAATGGTGGTAGAGAAATACTAGTTAAAGGACAAGAGAACATAGATAAATATCATAGTATAATTAATACTTCATCTCAAATAGTATTTGATGTTGATATAAATAACTTAATTGATAAAGACTTAGCTGTTATTGAAAATACTGAATTAGAAAACATTGAACAAATGATTACTAGTTCAGATAGAGATAATAGATCCTTAGCCTTAGAAATGCTAGCAAATTGTAATGTTAATGCTTCTTTTGATGTAGTTAGTAATATTTATTACTGGCAATATGACTGGTTAAAAGACACTAATAATTGGAATACAGTAAATGTTAAAGCACTGAGATCTAAAATGAAAGTCTTTGAAGGTGGTGGTAGTGTAAGCAACTGCTATAGCTACAATAATTATATCAAAAATTTGATACATCATGATAAATTAACTAAGTTTGCTATTGATAATACAAGAGAGAAAATGTATAAACACATTATGTCTCCTCTAGTAGGTAATGATAGAGAAGACACAGTGTTCCATGTATCTTTAGAAGCTCTTCAACTAAGAGATAACTTAATAGAAAACATTAATAATGACTAAAAAAGATGATAGAAAAGCGTTGATAGAAACTATATTATTCTATAAAGAAAAAATAAACCAGACACCCGGTGTTAAAGCAATGATACAGAAACTACAACAAAAATTAGATAAACTAGATGATAAAAACAAATAAAGAAAAAGAAGAGAAGTTTTATGCAAATAAAGATTTTTGCTTTAGCTACTCTTCTTTGAATAAATTATTATTTTCACCATCCTTATTCTATAAGGACTATATATTACATGACCGTGAGGTCAGAACTGATAAACATTTAATTGAAGGTAAACTAATACACTGTCTCTTGTTTGAGGCAGGTGAAGTTAATAATAAATTTAATGTTGTACCAGGGAAAAGCCCAAGTGATAATATCAGAAAGGTATTAAAAGATATGGCTCTTCATACTGATGCAGAAACATTAGTAGATTGTGATGACTTTATCATACTAGATTCACTAAAGAATTTAAACCTATATCAATCTCTTAAAGCTGATGAGTCAAGAATAGCTAAGATAAGAACAGAAGACAATGAACCTTATTGGAAATTTGTTGGTAACAGTAATGTTGATGTAGTTGATCAAGATACTTTAGTGAGATGTACTGAGAGAGTAGAAATACTAAAAGAAAATAAAGATGTTATGTCATTGTTTAGTGAAGTAACAACTGATTTTGATTTAGATCCTATTGAAACATTTAGTGAGAAGTATCTTAAGTCTGAACTTAAAGGTTTAGATTTTGGCCTGCATGGATTTATAGATTATTATAAGGTTGATAGTGATAAAAAGCAAGTAACCATATGTGATCTTAAGACAACTGGGAAGACAATCTCAGACTTTAAAGACACTGTAGACTTTTATAATTACTGGTTACAAGCTTCTATTTATATGAAGTTAGTGTATGATACCTTGGGTGATGATGCTGATGATTATGAATTAATGTTTAAGTTTGTTGTAATTGATACATATGATCAAGTATATGTCTTTGATGTATCTAGAGAAACTATGGGTGGATGGGCTGATGGCCTTGGAGGTGCAATTAAAACTGCTGAATTCCATTATAAAAGTAGAAATTACTCATTGCCTATTGAATTTTTATCAAAAAAGGTTACCTTATAGTATGGGTTTAATATATACTGACTATTTTCAGAAGAGTAAAGTATTTCTATATCCTTTATTAGGTATAGGTAGAAAAGCTAAATACGTCCCTTTACAGACTTATGTCTGTTGGGACAGTGTTTACTCTGTTGAAGATTGCAGATTAATATTAGAATATAAAACTAAACAGACAAAGGGCTTTAAGGATTTTGCAGAAAAGTATTTAGATAATCATGATATGTATGATGACTTTGTAGAACTATCAAAAGATAAAGTTATATATATATTTAATTTGACTAAAGCATTTAAACCTGATCATAAAAGGTTTATAAATGGGAAATATTCTCAACTTAGTCTAAATGCTAAGATACTTATTATAGATTTCTTTGGTGATAAAGAAAAGGCAGGAGAATATATCCAGACATTTCTCACACCAGATGAAAGTTTTGAATCATATGCTCAATACTTTAAAGTAGATAAAGATTTACTAGAGAGTATAGGGGAATTATGTTCAAAACCTGACATAGAAAAAGAAACTTTAGTTAATAATAATGCAGTATTGTATCAATTGTTAAAAAAAGATTCCATACATTTGACAAAACAAAAATAAAATTATGGCAAACCAAATTGGACAAAATATGATGTTAGTAAATTCTACATTTAGAAATGCTAAATCATTTACATTAATTCCAGTGAGCATGGACTCACCATACACAGAAGCTATGTTTGACCCTGCGTCAGGCATCTTAGCAGTCATCAGTAAAGTAATGAAACAATCTTATCATATGGTCCCAAAGTTAGATGATGATGGGCAACCAATTAGACTTAAGAAACCTAATCCACAAACTGGTAAGACACATAAAGAAGAAAGAAGATTAGTAGATACATTTTCTGAGTTCTATCTTAGTGATAGAGCTGATATAGAAACATTTATTCATATGTTTGCAATAAATGCAGAACATTTTAAAGTAGATGAATTCTTTGTAGACTTAAAAAAGACTGAACCTTCCAAGATTATATTACCTGGTCAATAGTTCTTGGTTGACTCTATTGACTTAAAAAGAAAAGCTCATTGATTTGGGCTTTTTTTGGCTCTAATAAATAAATTACATGGCAGAATTAACTGATTCAGATATAATGGATATAAATATCCTATTAGCAATGACCAAGTGTATGGGAGAAATAGCACATGGCCTGCAGTATAAACATACCCATCAAGTTAAACAGAAAATCAAACACGTGATTAAAACTGTTGACTTATATGAAAGAGAAATAAATAAAAAAATGAAAAGAGGTGGTAGTGATGGTATAGAACAAATATATGATTGTATTATGGATCTTGTTTTAGAAGCTAAAGAAATTACTCTTAAGAATGTCAAGGATGAAAAGAAATAGACTTCCTGGCTATAATCCTGAGACTAAAGAATATAATACATTTGCAATGATGTTTGGAGAAAGTATGTGTACTGTCTCTAAATATCCAGAAAAAAAGAAATACAAATATGTTGATAAGAGAACTAAGAAATATGGTAATCCTAGAAAACATAGTGGTATAATGGGTAAATATAAACAAAAGGTATGAAGAAACATTGGGTAATGGATTATGAGACTTTATCTAATTGTTTTACAGGCGTATTTGAACATTACAAAACTCAGGAAACTAAAGTTTTTGTAATTCATAACCTGCAAAATGATTTAGATATATTAGTTCATTTTCTAGAAAGTAATATTAATAACAAAGAGTGGCATATATCCTATAATGGATTAGCTTTTGATTCACAGATCACTCACTATATATTAGATAACCACTTCATGTGGTCTGACCTAAGTGGATCAGAGATAGCTGAGATTATATATGCCTATGCACAAAAAACTATTGAGGCTTCTAATAATAAACAGTTTGCAGAGTATGCACCTTGGAAGATGCAGATAATGCAAATAGATATATTTAAAATGCATCATTGGGATAACCCGGCTAAACGTTCTAGTCTTAAATGGATACAATATAGTATGGATTGGCAAAACATTCTTGATATGCCTATTCACCATGAGACAAAGATAACTACACAAGCTGAGATAGATACAATTATAGAGTATTGTATTAATGATGTGAAGTCAACTAAAGAAATATACAATAGATCTAAGTCTCAAATAAGACTTAGGAAAGAACTTACTAAAACATATGGTATTAACCTATTCAGTGCATCAGAACCAAGAATAAGTAAAGAACTCTTTGGTTATTACTTAATGCAGAAACTTAATATACAGAAGCGTGACCTTAGAACTATGAGGACTAAAAGAGATATAATTAAAATATCAGACATTATTCTTCCTTATGTTAAATTTACATCTGCTGATTTTAATCTTTTATTAAATAGATTTAAATCTTTAGAAGTTAATGCAGACAACCTTAAAGGTAGTTTTAAGTATCATGTAAACTATAAGAATGTAAAGACTCATTTTGGCACAGGTGGTGTTCACGGTGCAGCTAAGAAAGGTGTTTATGAAAGCACAGATGATATGATTATAATGTCTTCAGATGTTACTAGTTATTATCCTAACTTAGCTATAAAGAATAAGTGGTCTCCTGGACATTTTCCTAAAGAAGCATTTTGTGATCAGTATGAATGGTTCTTTACAGAACGTAAGAAGATTCCTAAGAGTAATCCAATGAATTATGTATATAAGATTATACTTAACTCAACATTTGGCCTTAGCAATGATGATAAGAGCTTCTTTTATGATCCTGAATTGTTCTGTAGAATAACAATTAATGGTCAACTTAGTCTTATGATGTTATATGAACAGATAATGGAAAGAATACCCGGTGCTGTAGCTTTATTGCAAAACACAGATGGTGTTGAGACTATTATACCTAGGGATTATATAGATGAATACATGCAAATATGTAAAGAATGGGAGGAAACAACCAATCTTAATCTTGAACATGATAAATATCAGAAGCTTGTATTAGCTGATGTCAACAATTATATAGGCGTTAATGAGTTTATAGAAGTTGACATTACCAAATGGAGAGAAATTAAACAGAGTCAGCCTCATTACTTATTTAAAGTAGAGAATGATAAATTTAGTTATGCTCCTGTTAAACTTAAGGGACGTTTTGATTTTCATGATTTACAATTGCATAAGAATAAGTCCAAATTAGTTATACCAAAAGCTATCTATCAATACTTTGTTAATGATAAGCTACCTGAAGACTATCTAGATGAGAATAAAAACATTCTAGATTATTGTATAGGTGGTAAATCTAAGGGTAACTGGAAACAAGTTGCTAGAAAGATTAAGGATGGTAAACTAAATGAAGAAGAACTTCAGAAAATAAATAGATACTTTATCTCTAAGGATGGAGTGAAAATAATCAAAGTAAATAAATCAGATGCAAGAGAAATACAATTAGAAGCAGGCCGGTGGCTGCAGACAGTATACAATGAGATGGTTGTGGAACCCAAGTGGGAGACATATAACATCAATAAAGGTTACTATATGCAAGCAATTGAGTCTGAGATAAATTCTATTCTCTCTGTGTCAACAAATCAATTAAAATTATTTTAGAAAAGGGAGAGTAGGCATACTGCCAAACAACAATTTATTAAATGTTTTTTACAACTCTCCCTTTTTTATTCCATTAAATTTATTATCTTTACACTTTAAAAGTTTATAATTATGGGTTATACAAAACCAAAAGAAACAACTAAATGGCATTTAGAAAATGCAAGCTTACCTAATCATGGTAAGACATATACAGTAGTATCACATAAATCCGTGATAGACAATACATTACAGCTTTTAGCTAGTAGTGGATTTACAATAGAAAAAGAAATATATAGAGCAAACATGAATGCCAATGTAGCACAAGGCATATATCATATCTACCCTTCTCAAACAACTGATGAAGAAATCATCAATGAGAAAGAACTTGGGATGATGTTTGCCTGGACTAATTCATATGACAAAAGCACACGTTTTCAATGTGCTGTTGGTGCCTATGTAGCAGTATGTTACAATGGTATGGTAGCAGGTGATATGATGAACTTTAAAAGAAAACATACTGGGTCAGCTGATTATGATGTTAAAGTACATTTAGCAGATCAGATTAAGAATGCTGAAAAGTACTATAAACGTATCTTACAAGATAAAGAATCAATGAAGCTTACAACTTTAGATTGTAGTCAACAGTCTGAGCTTGTTGGTAGATTGTTTATTGAAGAAGATTTACTTGACTCACAACAAATGTCTTGTGTTAAGAGTGAAATGAATAAGGGATCATATGATTATGGGACCTTAGAAAACAGTGCTTGGACATTTTATAATCATATTACACATGCATTAAAGAAAGCACATCCACGGGATTGGCTAGCAGATCAACAAAACTTTCATGACTTTATGATGGTAGAGTGTGTAAATAATAATTTATCAGGTCTAAACACTTTTGAATTAAATACAGATAACACTGACCTTGGTATTAGTATGACTGATACAGACAATGCAATAGAAATAGATGAGGATATAAGCCACTCTATATTAGTTCAAGATGTATACATGGGTAGATGATAAACACTGTGTTTTTTCTTGTGGTATGTGTTCTATGCTTTTATCTTTGTAGTAAAGCTGATATTGATTAAATAACTGGGAGACTTAAACCAACTCAAGATCTAAGTTTATGCATTCTTGGATCTTGGGCTCCCTTCCTTTTACTATGAAAAGATTTATAATATTTACAATTGTATGGATTAGTCAACAACTTGCAATTCCTTTTTGGATAGTTGGACATATTCATTTATCAATACATAACTATCAGGACCTATATGAAATATTAACTAGTATAGGCCTGCATGTTATAGTAGCTATAGGATTTGTTATAGACTACAAGCTCAATAAAAAAAATTACAATTTTCCTCCTCATAAAAAAGAATAACACATGAATTCTAAAGAAAGAAAAGAAAGACCAGTCTTTACTGGTGTATTAAGATATTTTCCTGATGCTATTATGGAAATTGCTAAGGTGTCGTTAGCTGGCAACAAACAACATCACCCTGATAAACCTTTGCATTGGGACCGTAGCAAGTCTAATGATGACTTAGATGCATTGACTAGACATTTAATGGATGCAGGAACTATTGATGATGATGGTATTCGTCATACTGCTAAAGTTGCTTGGCGTGCTCTTGCATGTTTACAAAAAGAATTAGAAGAAGATAAGAAATATTCTAATGATGACTAGCTAAAACTTCTTTTAACCATTCGTAATCTGGGTGGTTCTTAGTTGCTAGCAATCTAAAAGAAATTTCATCTGCTAACTTCTCTGATGAATTAAATTCTTCTACAGATTTATGATCTTCAACCTTTCTGTTTCTATTATACTGGTCAGCTAACCACTCTTTACCTCTTAAATATTTATTTAAAAGTTTCATTATCTCCAAAGTATTCCACCAACAACATCTTCTGCTACTATTGCAGTTGCATTTCCATTTGTTGCAGCAGCTGTAATATTAAAACCTAAACCAAGTTTAAACCTTAACCCAATAGGTAACTCCATAGCTAGAGAACCTACTGCAGGTATTGTCAATGTTACTAAAGGTATATCAGCATCTACTGGAGCTGAAGCTTTGTCAAATATTCTTAGATAAGCAGGGGCTGCAGCTTTGTTATGTAAATTAATTCCATAGACTGAACCAGATCCTTTTTTTATAAAGCCTAGATTTGTAGTAGCAGCTGAAATAACTGCATGTACTTCTAATCCACCAAATCCATATTGGTTTGGCATTGCCATATCTTTTGGATACTCTGCATTAAGACTTGATGATTCTGATGTATTAAATTGTACTCCCATTTTTTTATTTTTTTAATTGTTATAATGTATATCCACTATTGTTCAATGCAGCTTTTACTTGATTATAGTAATATTGATTAGTATTACCGTCAGCTACTTCTGCTGTATAAGTTAAATAAGTTGGAGATCCTGATGACTCTGGATACAACGTTTGTGTTGTTGTATTGTATGCAGAAGCTTGTGGTGCATATGCAAATCCATTTGCAGTTAAACCACCAGTTGCCATTAAACCGTCATTAGCCAATAAAGGATTAAGTTGTACTCCGTTAGGACCTGTGTTATAATCAACTGGGAAAAATATA